GTACGAGATGCACTCCATTCATTGCAATGCTATAGGCGAGGTCGTCCATCAAAGTTCGGCGAACTTCTCGGTCTTCCGGTTTCCAGTTCGGGTCAAAAGCTTTATACCAATCATCGATCTTCTCCGCAGCGGTCTTAATGAGATAGGATCGTGTGGAAGCATCGAACTTGCGATAGTCGCCAATTACGTGGTGGATTGAAAAGGCGTCATGCTGAAGAGCAAGCTCGGACCATTCGGGCCCATGAACATCAATTCCTACGCGAGCAAAATTTCTCATCTTGTTGTCAATCATATGAGAAAAGAAAGAACCGAAGTACTTTCTAGCGAGATAGAGAATATGCACGGGCGCGATGTTGAAAATACGCGTCGAGGCGGTTTTAATTTTTGGCATGGGACGACGTTCGTCCTTTAGGCAGTCAAGCCAAACTGAAGGCAACCGAATTCGATTTTTTTGCTGCAGCCTCATAGTCATTAATATTTCGTATGAGTGTGAAGTCTTTAAGGAATCGCTTGACGATCAGCTGACCATTGACCGACACAGGGACCTCTCGAAAGAGATAACCCTTGCCAGGACCATCTGCGGGGGTTTTCATTTTAATGTAGGGGAGACCAGGACTAGATTGGAAATTCATGGTTTGTAGATTTCCAACACCATTAATGGTGTCCTCTTCACTCAAAACCCGCGGCGCACATGATCGAGGCAAATTATGAACGTGAGAATAGACACCGTCAATAGCGGCATTTAGTTCCGTAGGTGGAAAGAACGGAAGTAAAGAGGTGTCTCTCTTCTCTAAGCCTTTAGCTAAAATCGAATCGCAACGATGTTCAGGCGCAACTCTCGGATCTTTCGAGCTCAAAACGGCGGGTTCAGAATGGTGTGGACGATAGTCATATACTAGGGAGGGACGAATCTTTGTCTTTGTGGGGACATGGACTCGAGAGGAGGGAATAACCTGACCAATATAACCAACCCCGGAGGGAAAGTCTAGTGGCACAGGAGCGGGCACGTAGGGAAGTTCGTTAGACGCTTGTTGAATAACAACAACTTCAGGATGGGTAATAGAGGCAAGAGCAGCTTCCAAAGTTTCTTTGGTGATAATGCAGCCTACAGCTTCGGTGGATAATAAACCAGAATGAATTCCGGCTATGAAGCGAGGCACAGTTTCATTATCAACTAAGATAGGAGAACCGCACATACCTTTACGAGTTGGGATGTCGTAAACCCAGCCATCAACGATGTTAATAACGTCTTGGTCGAAACCTCCTTTCGCGCTTAGGTGGAGCACCTTACCCTTCTTATTGAAGTTTTCAAAAATATTAGACTTCAAGAAAGGTTTGATGTTCCCAGCGTGGAGCATGGTAATACCTTCTGAAACGACAGGCAATACAACACGGGCTTTCTCAATTTCGGCGGCCATTTGATCCGTAAGGAAAAGATCTTTAAGATCCTTCTTGCCAGAAGCGACAGAAGGAAGACGGATAACACCAGCGTCGGACGAACCGATGCGAGCGTAATTTGACCGATCAACCATGACTGAGGTGGTAATCATGGGAGAATAGAGAGTTAGCTTTGTTGCTTCGACTACCGTGTCAAAAAGGTGATGATTTACGATGATATGAGTTCCATCGATGTACAGGGCGGAAAGAGTATGAGGCTTTCCGTCCGGTCGTTGCAATGATACTTGAATTTGGTTTGCAGTAATTTTGTTGAGTACACCACTGAGGTTGTGAGAGACAGCGGTGGAGCCGTTCGGTGATGAATGAGCGACTACAGTTGGGACACGAGCTATGCCACGCGAAGTGACAGCACCCGCATAGTTCTGGGGATCAATTTGACCTTCGGAATCCGAAGGAAAGAGCCACTTCCATGAACCATTAATCAGCGATAAAACTGATGTCACAATGTACTTAACAAGTTTATACACTCCAATTAGAGCGAGTACCATTGTAATGGCGGAGCAGGCTTGAAGAGCAAGAGCAATGAAAGGATGTTCTTCAAACCATGTTTGAGCTTCCTGCACATACGATATAGTTCCAAGCATAGAGCTTTCAGGTTGTGTAAGACCAAATTTATCGAAGTCAGCAGTCCGGATGAGAGCGCGCAGTTCTACAAGTTGTTCAGTAGTAAAACGAGCACGGAGATC